GTTGTTTGTTGCTCCAAAAAAATGGGGTTTTCGGTTTTTTCGCCGTTGTGGGGTTTGGCGTTGAGGGCTTGGTTGCGTGTTTGTTGGCGTTGTGCTGTCTTGCGATTGACATAGATGGCTCCTCGTTTGGCGTTGCATGTGGGGCATGAGGGTACGAGGTTGCTGAGTGAGTCGTCTCCACCGGCATCGTGTTCGAGTAGGTGGTCTGCTTGGAATGTTTTGTCCCAGGGTTTGCCGCACCAGTGGCAGTCTGGGTGTCCTTCTAGTAGCGCTTGCCTGTTGGCTCTGTATTGTGCTGTGGTTTTTCTGTTGCCTGCCATGCGTGTATGTCCTTGTCGGGTGGTGTTGGGCTTATGTTACTAGCGCCCTCGCAAGCTCGGTTGCTCTCGGGCGTGTGAGCGAGTCGTGTGGTTTGTGCCAGCCCCCACTTTCAGTATGTAACTGTGGCAGGTGGTTTGTGTAGGACGGTCAGCCATTCGCGTTTTAGGAGTTCGTACTCTGCACAGTGGCTTCTCCTAACAGCCCTTCAGGTCAAGTCATCTCAGGTGGTTAGGCGCACTGCTCTACCCTCGTTTCCGAGTGTTATGCCAACACAGTGCAATCCCGTATGTGGCCGTGGTCGTATGTAGTTATTTAGGGTTTGCGCAATCTAAGGATTGCTGCAATGCCGAGGCAGAATAGCAGGCCATACCAGAAGTTGATCACTGTGGGCCGAGTCTTTCTGCGATGGCTTGCAGATGCTGTGGTCGCCATACGTGGTATTCCCCACCGGCAGTAAGTATTGCCTCGCCCCAGTCGAGCTGGTGCTCACTCAATCTGCCCAGGTCTGTTTTGAGTTCTGCATAGACGATGCCACGTGTTTTGTGTACGAGAACTAGATCGGGAAAGCCACGGCCATCTGAACGCCATACACCTGGCCTAACCATTTTGGGTGATGCGTGAAAGATTAGCCAGCCTTGCATTTTAGCTATGCGTATGACCTGGTCTTGAAAGATGGCCTCTGACGCTTCAGTCATGGGTGGCACGGCGTAGCTGGCTTTCTAGGGTTCGGTTGACTTGCATAAGCCTTTTGCATTCCTCTACGAGCACGCTAAGTTGTTTTGCCATGTTGCCTACACAGTCACATTCAGGGTCATAGTTAGTTGTGGCTGTGCAATCTGGGTAATGCCAGGCACCGTTCAGGCCGTAGGGCATCATGATGCGTGCTCCATAACTAGTCGTCCTATCACTTCTGCTACTTGCGGCACTACAGCGTTTCCAAGTCCTCTAAGTCTGTCCACCCGAGAGGGAATCCCATAAGCCACTCGACCCACGTCGGGTTCAGACGACCACCATTGCCAGCCGTCATACCCCTCTTCTCTTCGTCCGTCAAAGACCCATCGTCCACTAGTTTTTGCAGCTTCTGTTGTGACCCTGTGTTGCCCATCCCCGATGCGCTCATTGTTGGATACTGCGCTACTGCTTCCTCTAAGCGGCTGTTGTATTTCAGACCATTGCGAAAGCGTTCTTGTATTTTGGCTATGTTTTCGCCACTGCCAGTCACTCTGGGGGTAGGCCACGATAATGATTCTGTCTCGCCTGTGATTGGCACCCACGCTGGCTGCAGAAACAATGCGCCATTCTGCGTCATACCCGATGGAGGCAAGTTCTCCAATAACGGACAATCCCCCCATAGATAAATGGCCTCTAACATTTTCCAAGATTGCGTAATTAGGTCGTAATTCGCTAATGGCCTGTCGTACCCAAGGCCACAAGTGTCTTGGGTCTTGTTTTCCTTGCCGTTTCCCGGCAGTGCTAAATGGTTGACAGGGGTAGCCACCACAAATAACGTTTGGTCGAACAACGTTTCCCCAGTTGATTGATTTGATGTCGCCATGATTGACCACCTCAGGCCAATGCTTGCTAAGTACCTTGCAAGCGTAAGGGTCTATTTCTGATTGCCAAATGACTTTCATTCCTGCACGTTCTAAGCCCAAATCTAATCCTCCAATGCCTGAGAATAAAGAGCCAACTGTAAGCGTCATTTCTTGCCTGCCTGACCAAGTAAAAGCCCTGTCATGAACACGCTGAACACCATGATTACAAGGCCGATGAACTCAGTCATTATCAACCTTCCACAGTGCTGCAAGTTGAATTGTTAGCTCGTCAAGGCGTGTTTGCATTAGCCCCACTTTTATTGACTCTTTGTAGAGCATTGCCTGCAAAGACTCAACCTTTAGCAATAGTTCGTTGCGCTCCATGATTACATCAGACAGATGATCGCGCAATGTGCCGTTATCGCTCAAAATGGCTCCTCCTCGGGCAGTGGGATTTCCTCGGGCTCATTATTCTTGAGCGCTTCAATGGCTTTGCTGATTTTGAACTTGTCCCACGATGCCAGGTCTAATGGTGGCAACTTGCCAGCCTCTTTGAGCAATTTCTTATAGAGCCACACCTGTTTGTCGCTTGGTGCGTTCGCTGGGCGCTCTGTAGTAACACCATCAGAGCTGGTGGTCGTGATGCGCTGCACCTTGCTCATTTCCTCACGGCTAGGGCGCTTGTTTAGGTCTGAACCTGCATAGCCAGCGTTAGCCAAAGCACGGCCTACAGCGCCTGTTTCGCAATTCTCAAGATGGCTTGTCTTGTTTATGTGTCCCTCGCCTCGGATTTCCTCAGCCCAACCGGTAGCGATCAAAACATCACCCTCAAAGAGTGACGCGCTGAACACAGCTGAGTTTTGCAGGTAGTGCACTAGATCGGTTAGCACTCGAGGCTGTACGCCACGCACATGGCAATCTTTTAGCCATCTGTCGAGTCTGTGTGCTACTGGTTCGTAATCGTCAAGGTTAAAGGCCACCGGCATACACCCTTTCCAGACGAGCAATTTCTGTGCTCAAAGCACGAGCCTGGGCTTGCAAAACATCAATGATTTCAAGCAGTTCGCACTGTCTGCAATCCATCTTGGGAAACCAGGTGCTCAGGCCGTGGTTGCATTTTTCGTGGTGCTGCATCTGTTTCAGATTTAGCGATGGGTGCATTATTGCAAATGCTTCCTCAATGTCCATGTCGGGTGTTCCTTTTCTAACGCTTACAGCGTCTTATTTTTATAACAGATGGGTGGTTTGATTTGCAGAGGTCATCATTTAGGCCGTTGCAGTTGTTCTTTATCGCACCCCAGCCATAAAGCCCTACAGGCCAGCGATAGCGACCACCTTCGGTGTGGCCTTTGTAGGCAATGCGATCTACAGCTCGAGCCTGCTGAGCAAATGTGAGCAGGTGGGCTTTACGGTCTGATGTGTGGTTCCAGTTGTTCCAGGTGCCACGGTAAATGCCAAAAGCAGAAACATACGAGCGTGTGCGATGCTGCGTATTGTTGCCTGTTTCACATTGGGCCAGTTTCACATACCAGGCTTTAGGCATGGGGTGGTTCCATTCCTCTTGCGCGTGGGCTGGTGTGACCATTAGAGCTGTCGAGAGTATTGCTATAGCCATTATTTTTTTCAATCCTCAAAAACCTCGGTAGGCAATCCCCACGCACTCCAAGTTTCATACCTGGTGGCCACTTGGGCCTGCACGATCAGATTTGTTTCAGGGTCTATAAACACCTGTACTAGTAATTTCCTGTTTGCCGATACTAACGGTATGTAGGTGTAGACCTTTGGCTTTTGACTCACCGGTGGTTCCACCAGGCTAAAAGTATGCAGGTCACGCCTATGCCCATGCCAAAGCCAAAAAGGCTTGACCACCAGAAAACAGCATCGGTGCTCATGACATGGCCTTTACAGCGTCTATGCCTTGCTGGGTGATTGCACACACAATGCCCTGAGAGCCACTTAGGAGCGCTCTACGCGTGCCTGTGTCTTGGATTAGTCCCAGTGTGCGTAAATCGCTGCAGCGCTTCCAATAGCCTTTTATATCGTGACCATCTAGGACGGCTCGAGCGCCTGCTTCCTCATCGGTCAAGCCAAGAGTGGCGTAAAAATACTGGCGTAGCAGGATTGCTCTGTGGCTTCCTACTCGTAACGGCTTAATCTGCCTGCTGGTTTCAGGGTCGGTGTCCCTGAATAGTGGTAGGTCTGTAAAAAGCATGTCGGTGCTCCCTTTGGTAGTTGGTTTTTTTACCATAGCAAAAACAAATTGCTATTGGTGGATACCTACGGCTTGGCTGGTTTTGGCAAGGCTCGCCACGCTGCCTCTAGGGCTTTAGCGTCTTTGGCCATGTCCATCTCAATCTCGAAGTGCAACCAGCACCCACCTGTACCGGCGCTTTCCTCAGCGTTGGCATAGACCTTTACGCCCTTTACGCCTTCGCCCCTAGAACAGCGATAACCACGGCCAAACTCACCGTATTTGTAATCATGCAGCTCAACTAAACCAATGGCTTCGGAATGTTCGATGAGCCAATCCCACAGCTCTTTAGCGTCTGCACGCCCTGCGCGTGTGGGCGGATAGCCAACATCACCTGCAACTCCGAGCGAGTGCACGCTTAGGGTTTTTTTGCCTCGCATGTTGCGTACTACCCAGGTGCCCAGATTGGTAAATGATGGGTAGCGCCGTTTGCATAGATCCATGAACTTTTCGGTGCCTGGCAGTTTGCCTTTGCCTGGTTCGGTTACTGGGTAGTAGGGGTATTTGCGTGTCATGGGGCTGGTGGATCCTGTGGTTTGTCCTTCAACCCATTACCTGCTAATAGGCCTATGAGCCCCCCCGAGAGCGTCAAAAGCATGCTGGACAAGATGTTTATTGCCTGTGAGTCCAATTCGGCCATTTTCACAGGCTGTGAGACAAATAACAGTCCGTACAAAATTGTGAACACGGAACCAACAAATGAAAGGGTCAGTCCACATGCAACAATCATGACGATGCGTGCTTTGATTTCTTCGTTGGTGTGTTTTGGTCTCATTTGCATTTTGCTCCTAAGTTGTTTTCGACTTGTCCCAATACGGTTGCTGCACCCAAAGCCTTGTTGCGAATTTCTGGACAGTTCACGCGTTCACGGTCTGAGCAGGCTGTGAGGGTGATGGCGAGCAGGCTAATCAGGGCTAGGCGTTTCATTAGTTGTAGCCGTACACACTGATTGTGCCGTCAATGTTTCCACCACTAGTAAAAACACGAATGCCTGTGTATTGGGTGGCTGTGTCTACAAGGCAAGCGTATCGACGCATGTATACAAGGTTTCCTGTCCATTCAATGCCCCAATCGGCTTGTACCCATGTACGAGCAGCAACATTTGGGCCCATGAAATCTAAGATTTTATAACTTGAACCTGCATCAGATTGTCCACCACCACCGATTGGCAAATCCGTTGCGCCTGTTGAATTGTCGTTATAGCCAGTGCCGTCACTGACCCAACCAAGTGCTGCGTACCGATAAACCGAACTGCTATCAATTGTGCTAGTGCCACTTAACATTTGCATGTTCACACTCATGGTGGTTGAAGCGTTGTGTTGAAAAATCATTCTGTAATGACGAAAATCAGAATTGAAAACTAACCTAACTTGCCCATCTGTCACATCTGACATAACTACTTCATTACCGACTACTGACATGCCAGTACCTGACACTGTTGGTGTAATTTTCCAAAGCCCTACGGCGTTCATTTGCGCTGCCGTAAGCACCTGTCCGGTGGTGAAGTCTGGTGGTGTAGCCATGTTTAGTATCCTAACTTGTTGTTATCGAGCGTGCCGAACACCGTGTTATCAAGTATCAAGTAGGCGTTTAGATCAGCACCCGACACAAAATAAGTGTATAAAGCACTAGCAGGAGTAGCCGACACCTTCACACCTTCAATCAAACACTGGTAAGTAGTGCCTCGAAAGGTCACGCTCACCTGAGTACCAGCCGACAAAATAATTGAACTAGAAGCACCAATTACGTCTAACTGAAAATCAGCCTGCGCCTCAGCACTACAGGTAAAAGAACTAATAGCGAAACGTGCAGTGCCGTAGTTACCTAGCAAATAGTTGCCGTAATCAGTGGCCTGACTTGTGCTCGCATTAAGCGTGTTTGTTTGATAAGCCCGATACGGCACAGCAGCGCCAGACTTCGTGACAGTCGCAGCTCCAAAAGATTCAGGTGTCACCGTTACCTGTGTATAGAAGTTGTCGGCCAGGCTGTCAAAGTTGATTTGGTTGTACACCTGATTAGTCGAGTTATTAGCCACATCAGAAAAATTGACTGTGCTGACATTTGAGTTAAACGGACTTACAAGGGTTGTGGCATTGCCAAACTCCCTAATGCGTGCATTGGTGGTTTGACAGACTCTTGCCACCCAGTCGCCCCAAGTGCTACTAACCGTGGTTGCAGCCATCGCTGGTGAACCAGTAGTGCCAGTCCAAGAAAGCGTTAGTCCTGTCTGTGTGTTTGCAGCAGTCAATTGGTTAGCAACCGTGTCGGCTGCCATTGCGTAGTTGTTGCCCTGCATACGGCCAAAACGAGCAAAACCACCTTCGATGTTTATTGTCAAATAGTCAGCTTGACCAACCCCACCGGCATAGGGAATGCCGTATTGCGCCGTAACGTCAGAAACAAAACCAACCCAAATAATGCGTGGCGTACCCACACCAGTAGTGTTTTCAATTTTGATGTATGTACCAGCAACTAAGGCAGTAATTGGTGACGCATAGCCTGTTGGGTAGCGCATCTCAATAGTGCCCACACCCGACTTCACCTGATCTAACTGTGCCTGCCTACCGATGCTGAATTGAATGTTTTGCACATTAGTGAGGGCAGTCCAGCCAACCCCTACAGGGTCTGTCGAGTAGTAAGCCGTGTAGGTCTGTAAAGGCATGGCTAGAAAATGTTGCTCACACGGATAGGGACTGAGCCGTTTTGCCTCATGTAAGTACGCAAAGCATTGACCACGCTTTGTGGGTCGCCACCGTTCACATTGATAGTCACATTGTTGCCACCCATCTGGCCCATGCGATCTAATGGGATTACAGCCTCGGGCCCACGCTCACCAATCATGGCTAGGGTCGCGCTTGTGACGATGCCACCCTCAGCAAGCATCGGAATGTTAGGAACATCGAAGCCCTTGCCACCGAGGCCAGGCACCCAGCTAGGAACCTTGAAAGACAACTTGCCAATGGTGTTATTCCAGAGGCTTGCAATGCCATTGAAAATGCCTTTGTAAAAGCCGTAGAGCGTTTCAAAATAGCCTTTGATTACACCAATACTGACCGATACAACTGTTTTTATAACACTAAAAACGCTGTCCACAATGTTGCGAAAGCCCTCAAACTTTTTGTATGCCAGCACCAGGCCAGCAATAAGAGCAACCACAGCAATAACTACAAGTGCAATTGGGTTGAGAGCCATAACCAGGTTGAACGCTGCAGTGGCCACTGTGGCTGCAATCGTGTATGCAGCCTGCAGTTTCAGGTAGGCGTTGTACGCAAGAATGATGCCAGCAAGCGTGCCGATGACACCAGCCACTGCCAAAAACGCTGTGCTGTTTTCAGCTGCAAAATTAGCCAGGCTAGAAAGCACCGGCAGTACAGCCTGGATTGCTGGCATGAGTGCAGCACCGATTGACTCTTTGGTTTCCTGCAGGCTGATGCTTAGGCGTTTGAATTGCCCCTGAGCAGTGTTCGCAGCTGTCGTTGCTGCACCACCTGTGGCTGTGCCAATGGCATACATGACATCTTCAAACGATGCACCGTCCTCGATCATCTGTCGATACTCGGGTGCCAACTTGGCTAGGGCTTTGAGATTGCCACCGTAAGCCCGTTCCAAAGTTTTGGTTACTGAGGCCAATGGCACGCCTTTTTGGGCAGCGAGATCCATAGCAGCCGTTGCTAATTTTTGTGCATCAGTAATTGAACCTGTAGCTCTAACTAGGCCAGCAAAAGCAGGGCGTAATTCATCGTCCGTGATGCCTAATAATTTGCCTTGTGCAGATACCCAATCCTCAACACTGGCAATTTGTGCAGCGTTAGCACCTGTGGTTGCCGTGAGCTGGCGCGCTAATTCTTGCTGTGCTGCATCGTCCTCGATGGCTGCCTTAGTTGCGTCACCGAGCGCAACAGCCAAACCAGCCACAGCTGCAGCTGCAGGTAGCGCTGCCTTCTTGAGTGCAAAATTGGCTTTAGCGCCAACGGTCTCCAGGCTGTTGAACTCCTTGATGGCTTTGTCAATGCCTTTAGAGTTGAACTCCGAAACAATAGGAATGTAAACAGCCATTATTTGCCCAGCGTTCTGTTTACTTGGTTGAGTACTTGCTCAATGGCCTGCAAAATGTCTTTAGTGGCTTGGCCATGAATGTAATCAATATCACGCCACATGCCACGCTGGGCAGGGCCGTAAGCCGTAGTGAGGTACTCAGAGAATTGCCCATCATCGCCACGCAGGCCTGCCATGTCAAAGATTGCACCGGCAGCATCTTTCTGAATAATTGTTACTAAAGGATATGAGCCACGCTGAATACGGCCACCTACTTGAATGGTTACACCCTTACGCACTTTGACAGGATCATAAACCAAACGGCCATTGCCTTTTTTGCGTGGGCGCATACCTGACAAGGGTGGCCTGTTTGGGTAACGCTGTGCTACGCGAGAAACCATCTCGGCACCACTGGCCTTGATTTGGTTCACAGCCTTGAACTTGGTTTTACTATCTACCTTTTGCAGTTCAGCCAGCGCTGCCTTCAAGCCGTAAATCTCGATGCTACCTGTAACGCTCATTTGGCCTTTTTCCTCTGCTCATTGATAATACTAATGCAGGTGTTCAGGTCGGGTACATCAAACTCTATTTGTGGTGGCCACCAGCCACACTCCACTAACAGTGTTGCTAGGGAATGTCGGTAGGTGCCACCTCGGTAGGGTTTGCATCTGGTTGCTCGATCACCTCAAGATTGACCAGCTGCTTTATGAAGTCGTCAAGCATTAGAGGCACAGTCACTGCACCTTGTTGTTTGCTTGCCTCGTGAGCCATGTATGCCAAGTCCTCAATACCGAGGCCACCATCTTGTATTTGGCTAATTTTGCGCTTGTATTTGCGCTCCCACATAACAATGGTGTAGAGGTTCGTGGTAACTGTGTAGTCACCCGAGCCGATGTTTACGAGCATGGTTAGTTGCATGTCGGGTCTGCTTTCTATTTAGGTTTAGGGCGAAGTAATGTCGCGGGCAAAAGTGCCCCCTGTCCAGGTCGCTTCGATCATACTGAGCTCTCCATAGGATCCTGTAATCGGTGTAAACGAGGAAAGCATGGCCGAGGAAATCGTATACTCCGGATTACTGGCAGACTCTGTCGCGCCAGCAGGCGAAATAACAAGTGTTGAAGTTCCTGAACCAACTGCAGCAAAAAGGGTTGCCTCAACAGATGATGCACCGTATGCAGCGTAAAGCGTGAGAGTGACCTCTACGGCCTGCAAGCCTTTTACAAAGACATGGCCTGCATCGCCAAAGCTGGTCGACTCAAGCGAGTCATAGCCCACAGTAAGTGTGGCAGATGAGCAGAGCGTTGTTAGATCGACAACGGAGCCACCTGTAGCAGGGTTGAGGGTCACTGTTGGGTTTGTGAGATAGGTGGTAGTGCTGGTGGCCATTTTCAGTCCTTTGGTGTTAGGTGTTGTCGGCCACCAGTGATGCTTTTATTATGTCAGATTTTACTAGGGCAGGTGAGCATTATAGGTATGCAGCCTGCAGGGATATTTGTAAATCGTAGGCAGGGAACTCTTGCCCACCGATACTGG